CAAGCCCGACGCTGGTAACTCCTGCTTTGGGTACACCCTCGGCTTTGGTGGGTACAAACATCACGGGTACAGCAGCGGGTCTGACAGCGGGTAACGCTACAACTGCGGCAGCAGCTACAACGCTGGCTACAACAAATTTTTCTATCGTTGAGTCTGGCGGCAAGCTGTTCTTTAAGTACGGAGTTACAAACATTGCGTCGATAGACTCTTCGGGCAACTTGATTACGTTGGCGAATATTACCGCCTTCGGCACACCATAAGGAGCGAGCATGACGCTTCCAGTCGTACCCGGCAATTCGATGTCGTTCTCTCAGATCAACACTGAGCTTGGCTTATCTTCAACTGCAACAATTTCTTTAAATGATGCCGCTGTTCGTACTCTAGCGGGTGTCGGCGCAAGCCCAGCAGCTATTGCCATTACCAATTTAAGCGGTAAGTCCAACCAGTTTGCCTTCACGATCAGCAGCAACCAGACCAACGCAAACTTACGCACTCTGGCAGTTAACGCTGGCTGGAACCAGAGCATTAAGGTTGCGGCTACTATTGCGTCTGGTGTGTATATCAGCAGCAATAATACAGGCACCCCTGCACTTACCGTTAGTGGGTCATTCCCCGGCGGCGTCGAGCTTATTAATCAAGGTTTTATTATCGGCATGGGCGGTAATGGAAATGGTAGAGATATATTCGCGCTGGGGTACGTCGGGATCGACGGTGATCCCGGTGGCGGTGCCCTTTCAGTCTCTTCCGCAATATCCGTAAACAACACAGGAACTATTGGCGGCGGCGGCGGCGGCGGCGGGAATGGCGGCTCTAGTTACAATAATAATGATTATGATCAGAAGGGTTATTTTGGCGGCGGCGGTGGTGGTGGCCGTTCTAGTAATGCAGCGAACTCTTCGGGCGGCATATCGGTTAACAACCAAGGAAACGGTGGCGCGGGCACTGTTAACGGCGCTGGCGCTGGCGGCGCAGGTGTTCCGCTTAACGGAGGCTTTAGCACTGTGCCCAACGGCGGCGCTGGAGGAAATTGGGGGGCAGCCGGTGTTAATGGAACAAGCGGCAATTACTCAGCCGCAGGTGCCGGTGGTTCTGGTGGATACGCTATCTCTGGTAATTCATATATTACATATATTGCAACAGGAACCCGACTCGGTTCAATCTCGTAAGGGAAAACAAATGAGCATCCCATACACATACCAAATCATCAATGTTAATGAAGCCGCACGTTGCATGGAGGTCGTATATTCAGCAGAAGGGCACCAGACCATGCACATTGGAGCGCGCCTGCCATTTGAAGGGGAATCGCTGGAAAAAGTCATCGACATGTATGCACCGGTCAATTACTGGATCGAGCAAAAACGACCTGTGGTGGTACCCCAAATTGGTGCTTTTGGGTTGATCGTTCCGTCCAGTAGTACCATTTCTATAACAGAACTTTAATATCTCATTAGTTTTAAGAGAAATTTATTATGCCCGATCGACCATACGTTCAAATCGGCTGCGTAGCTAATTTGTACTCGCGTCAGATGCATTTTAAAAACGCTGGCGACATTGAGCACGGCCACACACATGCTTTTGACCACCTTACTCTATTAGCCTCTGGCTCTTTGCGTGTTACGGTTAACAGCAAGGTTACGGACTTCAAAGCGCCTCATATGATTTATATAAAGGCTGAGCACGAGCACGAGCTTGTAGCTCTTGAGGACAACACAGTGGCTTACTGCATCCATGCACTGCGTAATGGAGATGGTGTTGATGACATTATTGACCCAGCCGCAGTACCAGCGGGTGTAAATCCAATGTCCTTTGCAAAACAGGTTATTTCTTTATAAGAAGTAATAGGTGCATGGACGCCCTGCCACCCACACCCCCAACGGCACAAGCTCCTGCGCCCGTATTTGAATGCGTGAGGTGGAGTTGGTCTTCAGACCGCAAAGATGTCTGGTGCTTGAAGTGGCGTGAAAAGGGCAAGCCTGAACCTAAAAAGGTAGCGGAAAGTGATTGATCCATTAACGGCGCTAGCAGGCATACAGGCAGCAGTTGCGCTGATTAAGAAGGTCAGCAAGACCGTCGATGATGTATCGTCTCTTGGCCCCGTCCTTGGCAAGTACTTTGACGCGAAGTCCACCGCCACCAAGGCGGTTGTTCAGGCCAAGAAGTCCAAGTCCTCGATGGGCACGGCCATACAAATTGAGATGGCGCTGGATCAGGCCAAGCGCTTTGAAGATGAGTTGCAACTCCTGTTTATGCAGGCGGGGAAAATCGATGTGTGGAACCGCATCAAGTCTCGTGCAGCAGCGATGGACGTAGAGTCTGCCCATGATGCACGCAGAGAAAAAGAAGCTGCGGCCAAGCGCAAGCAAGAGATGGACGAGGTTGTTGAGTTGGCCTTGTTGGCGGTTATCTTCTTCAGTTTGGTCGGGGTGATCTTGTATTTCACCATTGGCATCCTTGAGCAGCAAAGATGAGCGACGAGCGTTTAAACCTAGTTGACAAGGTGCTGGCGTATGTCAGCAGCCCGTTCCGTCTGTTTGCGATGGTGCTCATGGCTGTGCTGACCTTTGCGGGCTATTTTGTATACACAAACCAAGAGTTGTTGATAGGGGCGTACAAGGAGTCAAGAAAGATTCCCAGCATCGCTGAAGACCGCGTAGAAGACGCAGCAGCCCATCTGTTCAAGCAGTCGGGCGCACAGATCGTGGCGGTGTTTAAAGTCAACTCGATGTTTGGCACACGCATCCTGCACCGGGCCTACGCCAAGGACGGCAGGGACAAAACGAACGACGGGCTGGACGTTGGGCTGTTTACACAGAACGCAGGCAACAATTCAGATGTGGTCAAGCTCATGGCAAACGAGATTCCATGCAGTGAGTACAAGTCAGCGCAGTCAGAAATGGGTTTGTGGTACATCGCCAAGGGCGTTACCTATACGTGCCGTATCAGCGTTCCACCGGAGCCGGGCAGGTTTGTTGGGCAGATCACAGTCGGATGGGCTACCCAGCCTGAAGACATGGACAACACCCGAGCCATGCTTCAAATCGCAGCAACCATGTTATCGAGGAGTAAACAGTAATGGATTGGCTTAAACAAATCGCGCCCACAATTGCCACGGCAATGGGCGGTCCACTGGCGGGGATGGCTGTCTCGGCTATCTCCAAGGCAATCGGCGTAGACCCAGACAAGGTTGGCGACCTGATCTCCAGCAACAAGCTGTCAGCCGAGCAAATTGCTCAAGTCAAAATGGCAGAGATCGAGTTGCAGAAACAAGCGCAGGAGCTGGGCCTTAACTTTGAAAAGTTGTCTGTAGAAGACAGGAAATCTGCGCGTGACATGCAAGCCGCCACGAGGTCAATTGTTCCCCCGGCCTTGGCCGCAATCATCACGATTGGGTTCTTTGGCATTTTGGGCATGATGCTTTTTGGCAAGGTTGACGGCAACAACCCGACGATCTTGATGATGCTGGGCAGTTTGTCCACCGCTTGGACGGGCATCATTGCTTACTACTTTGGCTCAAGCGCTGGCTCACAGGCCAAGACAGACCTTCTTTCTAAGGCTCCGGCAATCAAATGACAAACCTTGAACAACGCGCACGGGTAAACGCAAATGCCCGCGCTTGGTATCAAAGGAATTCCAAAAAAGCCTGTGAGTCAACAAAAAAATGGCGAGCTGAAAACCCAGAAAAAGTTAAAGCAAATAAGACCGCTTGGCTCAAAAAACCTAAAAATAGGGTTAGCCACATTCTTGGTCAAGCAAAACAAAGAGCCAATAAAAACGGCATGGAATTTTCCATTACGCTAGACGATCTTTTGCCACTTCCTGATGTATGCCCAGTGCTTGGGATCAAAATCAATTATGAAGGCAACAAAGGTCAACGAGGATTTGTGAATGATTCACCTTCAATTGATAGACTCGACTCATCTCTTGGCTATGTAAAAGGCAATGTAAAAATAATTTGCTGGAGAGCAAATCGCGTTAAAAGCGATGCAACCGTTGAAGAATTGCGAGCAATTTTAAATTTTATGGAAGAAAAATAAAATGCAAGTGACTACTCATTTTTCATTGGCGGAACTGACCGTTACAAATCACCGCCAGTTTGACAACACGCCAAACGAAGCCGAGACTGCCAACCTGCAACGGCTTGCCGAGTTCTTGGAGCAGGTGAAGACGGCGCTGGATGGCAAACCCATCATGGTCAACAGCGCCTTCCGGTCAAAACAAGTCAACGACAGCGTTGGCTCCAAAGACACGAGTCAGCATAGAATTGGCTGCGCGGCAGACTTACGTGTCCCCGGCATGACGCCAGACCAAGTGGTACGCGCAGTGATTGCTGCGGGTTTGCCGTTCGATCAAATCATCCGTGAGTTTGATGCTTGGACACACATCAGCGTGACAAACACGCCAGACGGAACCCCGCGCAGGCAGGCGCTTATCATTGACAAAGCAGGCACTCGACCTTTTGCCTGATACGTGGGAAAATGAACAATGCCTCTACAAAAACTCCAGTTCAGACCCGGTGTAAACCGAGAGTCCACCACGCTCGCCAATGAGGGCGGTTGGTTTGAGAGCGACAAAGTGCGCTTTCGCTCGGGCTCAGCGGAGAAGATCGGCGGCTGGGTTGCCGATACCGGCACAACTAATTCCGCGCTAACACCACCTGCGGGTTCGTTCTGGGGCGTCTGCCGCTCTCTGTTTAACTGGATCACGCTGTCTAGCTACAACCTGCTAGGCGTTGGCACAAACCTCAAGTTCTATATTCAGAACAGCACGGGCGGCACCTTCCACGACGTCACTCCTATCCGCAGCACCACTTCTGCCGGGGATGTAACTTTTGCAGCCGTGAATGGTTCAACCACCCTAACGGTTACCGACGCCGCGCACGGAGCG